CGCAGATCGACCTTGCCTGCCTTAAACGCCGCGAAGGCCGGTCCGCCCAGCACGCGACGCTGTGTTTCTTCGTCCTGCTTGGCGAACCAATCTACACCGCGTTCGTACTCCGGGCGCTTGGCCCCACGCACCACCGGCGCGGCGACGCACCGGCCATTCGGGTGATCGTCGAGACGCTCGCTCAGACGGTGAAACGAGCCATCCATCGCCAAGCACATCGCGCAGGTCCGCGCTGAATGCGCCGCGACCCATATCCACCCCGACAGGATGTCGTCGTTTTCGAGGTAATCAAGGTGGGTCGTCTCACGGTAGGCACGCAACGTTTCGGTGCGGTTGATCCTGAGTACACGATGCAATCCAACGCTGTATTGCTTACGCAGCAGCCGGGTAATCTCGCGCGGGTTGCGGCCCAAGGCGATACCGTCGATCAGGTTGTCGCGGAAGCCCTGGCTGATCTGCGGCCCGAGCGTATCGAGCAGCTTGCGCAGCGGCCCAGACTCGGTGAAACCGACAATGTTCTCATAAGCGCCCACGTTCAACTTAGCAAAGCGCCCGATAAGGACTGCCTGCTCAAAGGCCAATACTACGGAACGTTGCACATGCTCCTCAGCCAGACGCACAGCCTGCGCCTGCTGCTGTGCAACCGCCGACTCAGCGTAGCGCGCAAATTGCGCGAGCTGCATCTCCACGTCGCGCAGTAACACGGTCATGCGGTCGCGTTCGTACAGCCAACCCAGAGGTGGAGGCGTGCCGGCGCGCTGCAGCGCCGCGAGTTGCGCGAGGAACCCTGCGAGCCGCTGCTGTACGTTGATCCAGGTGCGCCCATACTCACGGACCATCGCAGAGGCCGCGTCACGTTCGAGACGCAGCAGCGCGGCACGATGCTGTGCGGCAGCACGGTAGATCAGGCCTGGGTCAGGCATTCTGCACGTTCTGGTCACGGTCGAATGTCGTCAACATCGTCTCGGCCAGCTCCCCTTGCTCTGCTTCGCGCTGTTTCGCTTCGAGATCCGCGTTGTAGCCCAAATCAGTCAACAACGTCTGGCGGCTGACTCCAAGTTGTTTGTCGATCAACGCAACGTCGCGCTCGGTGCGCGGCTGCGTCGTCGTGATGCGGTCGAAATCCGGAATGATCGCGCGCGAATCGACGGCGATGTTCTGCAGCTTGAGCAGAAACGCCCCGATAGCTTGCCACGTCGGAATAAAGCGGTCAATACGATCCTGCACCTTTTTGGTCAGCGGCGCCTCCATCACGATCAACGCTTCGCCGCTAGGCGCATCGGTGCCAGTGCCCATGAAATAGTGCTGCGGCGTGTCGGTGATTGCGGAAACGGCAGAAACGAGGTGCTGAATCGCTTCAAGGTAATTTTTGAGTTCAGCAGCGGGAAACTGACCGATTTCGGTATCCTGCGTACCTTCCTCAGCGGGCGGAAATTGCGCAATTTCGTTAGGTGCGTTTTTGATCTTGCCGGCAATTGTGGCGTTGGTAATCGCCCAACGCATCGGAAACGCGCCGTATTCCGCGGCGACCATCATGTCAGCCAACAATTTGTTGATCGCGTTCTGCAACGGCATAGTATCCTGCAGATCAGATTCAATGTCACGCTGAGTGCGGAAGTGAAATACGGGGATCTCGCCGTAGGGATTCAGCGCAGTCGGTGTATCCGACATAGGCACAAATGCCTTCGCGCTCTGTACCGCATCGGCCTTGCCGCGCGAGACGTAGTATTCGAGGCGGTCCGGGTAGTACAGCGTGAGCCGCTTCTTACCGTCGTCGTCGTCCCACCACTTTGCGGCGAAGCGTTTACGCCGCGGGTTCTCGGCCTCATAGAACACGTGACACAACCGCGGATCGTTGTAGTACGCCTGCGGTGCGCCATCAGTATCGGGCCAAGCGATGATGAACGACTCCCCACACACCAGCGCCGCAGTATGAACGTCGTCCGCTTCGATGCTCAACTCGTTAGCTGTCCACAGCGCGTCAAAGTCCTCTTGTAATTGCGCTGTCGGCATCTCCAAGCGGCGCAACTCGATGCGCTCCTTGACCACGTTGATAACGACGCGACACCAGTTCTCAGCACAATACACCCGCAAATCCTTGAAGATCTCGCGCAGGCGCTGTGTCGTATACATGAGCGGTTGCTCACCACGGTAGTACTGCCACAATGTCCCATACGTAAACGTCTTTGAACTCAGCGCCGTATAAGCCCGTTCGAGATCGGTCATGTCGTCTCCCTCATCCCTGGAATGAACCCGCTTCGACTAGAACGCCGGGGCGTTTCAACAACTCCGTATACGCCCACACTTTTGCATCGAGACGATTGGGACTCGCATCACCTGGTACCCACAAACACAATTCATCTTCGAGCGCCGGAAACGAACCGACGTGGTGATCTCGGCCCTGCTCGGCAATGGCCGAGATAGGTTCAGCGCGCGTCTGTTTGCCCCGGCTGGCATGGACCAGCTTCACCGGTACCGTCGAATCGACTTGCTTGATGACCGTCGACACCATCTCCCCGCCGTTGTTAGATTCAGCGACGATGCGGTCGGCTTTCATACGATGGTAAGCAGTCACCGCCGCACGTGCCCATTCCAGCGGGCTCCCCTGCAATGAATCGTCGGCCAGAGTATAATAGTCGTCAGCGGCGCGGCCGGCGGTGATGATCCCCGCTTCATCGCCGCTGGAAGTCGCCGACGGATCAACAGCCACGACGACACGCGCCAGCGCGGGCGCTTTCAACACGCGGCCAGCCTCGATAACCGCCCTCGTCCACAACGCGCCGGGCGCTTCGTCGACATCTTCCGCCTCGATCTCCATGCGATAAGCCAGCGCAGTCATGTCCTTGGTGACTTCGTCAAGTGCTTGTTTGTTCAGGTACGGATTATCGTGACTGGTAAAGTGAAACGCGGCCCAGCGCCCAGATTCATCCGCCCGTGCACGTTTGAACATCTTCGCGGCATGCTGCGGATCCCGTGCCTTGTTGACGCTGCGGCTGTGCAGCGATGGTGGCGTGTAAATGAATACCACCTCGCCGTTTCTGTCGAGCATCATCGGCGCGCCGACTGTCTCCCAAGCGTCTTCGTCCATCAATTGCCATTCATCCAGAATCAGCAGATCGGCGTAATCACCACGCAACGTATCCGCGTTGTAGGCGGTCTTGGCACGGATGCGCTGTTCGGTCCCGACGCGCTCGATAAGATGCTCCGTCTCATTCTTGCGAAACACACCGGCACGGATCGGCTCAGCCAATGCACGCGTTACCTCTGCCCAAAACCGCCCAATCTGATCGCTGGTTGGCGTCGCGTACAACACCCTCCAGCCAGCCAAGAACTTCTCAACCGCATAGATCGACACCCCGACGGTTTTACCCGACCGCCGCCCGGCACGAATGATTTTGCGCTTGGCTGGACTACGCATGAAACGCAATTGCTGACGGTGCGGCGTGAGCAGCGTTACCTGCAAATTAGACGTCATCCGCGTCGACTTGGGGCGGATTGCTGTAAACGACGGTAAGTTGCACGCCGCCGCTGAGATCCTGTTGTACCCGTTCGACATAACCACGGTGCTTGGCCTGCGTTTTCAGGAAGAAACATACTGCCCATGCCTCGCCCTCGAGCGCTTTCTTGTACAGCACGCTCTCGACGTTATCGATCATCAATTCACGTGATTCATCCAGAATGTCGCGCACGGACGGATGACGATAAATATAATTGTAGATCGTCTGACGTGTCGAACCCAGCGCCTGCGCCGCCAATGTAATGTTGCCCCTCGCGGCTTTCAGCGCGGCGGCAACTTGTTGTGCATTGTATTTTGTGAGCTTGCTACTCTTGTCCATAAGAACCAACTTTACACAAGGTACTTACGCAAATCGTGCTTGAGATAGTAGTTGCAGCCAAGCTCATCCAGCAACGCTTTGACGTTCCGTGCAAACTTCTGCCAATCAATCGACTTAGCGTATGGATGATAGTTGAGCACGCCGACCTTGAATTCATCGACAAACGTATGCGTTCGATGAATAATCTGATAAACCGTCTCCGGATCAATGACCGGTTCCAGGCTAACCCATGTCGGTATGCCCGCAGCGTGGAATTTGCGTAATGTCTCAATTCGATCACCAGGAAGGGCGGCGCCAGGTTCCCAATAGGAACTTTCGGCGTCATCCAATGTGGTGAGAGTCGAAGCAAACGCATCTTGAGGCGTGAACAAATCGAGGTCACGCAATGCCCG